GCCAAGCCAGCCCCAGACGCCAAGCCTGCCGTGGAACCTCGCTATGTGCGCAGACGTGGTGGCAGACGAGTACGGCCACGACGTGCGTATCGGCGCCGACGAGCCAGCGCCGCTGTGCGAGGTTATCGGCGCCGTGGAGGCCGCTGCCCCGCTGCTGGGCTGGCGCTGGCACGACGTGATGGAGCGGGGCTGGCACGCGCACAGCGCAGCAGCCATGCACGAGCACATGGACGCCGGGGACGTTGCGGCGCTGTACATCAGGCAGGCGGCGCTTTTCATCGCAACGGCGTACGCAGACAACGCAGCCGAGCTGCGTCTGTGGCAGCAGGAGGGCAAGATCACCGAGCGGCAGTGGTGGGCGCTCTCCGCGCAGAACAAGTACGCGCGGCAGGCTGCGCTCGACGATCTGTGCAAGCGCTTCGGCGTGGTTGGCAGCAACGCGCGCTAGCCGCAGCCAAGCCCGGCAAGCCCCGCCAGCCGCAGCCCGGCTGGCGGGGCTTTTGCCGTGCTTGCGCCGCTGGTGGCAGCCACGCACCAGCCGCAGACGGCACGCAATCCCAGTGTTGCCAAACGGCAACGCTGTGCCTTATGCTCAAGGTGCAAGCCCGACCAACCGAAAGGCAGACCAATGGCCACCAAGCGCAACCGCGAGAACCAGACCGGAACCGACGAGTACGCTGGCTTCGTGCGGCGCATCCTCCGCAGTTACGGCAAGCGCGCCGCTGCTGGCGAGCTGGACACCAACGCGCTTGCGCACCTGGTCGAGTTGCGCGCATCAGTGGACGCCCAGATCGAGGCCACGGTTGCGGCGCTGCGCACCGAGGCTGGCGGCGCCTACAGTTGGGCGCAGATCGGCGAGGCGCTGGGCATGGACCGTGGCGCCGCTTGCCGCAAGTACGGCAGCAGCGATGCCAGCGCGCGCAAGGTTGGTGGGCAGCCGGGGCACCTGCGCTGAACGCGCCCGAGATCTGGGCAGAGGCCAAGGCAGCGGAAAGCGCCTTGGCCTCGCTGCTTTCGGCGTACGGCCCGGCGCCGCGCGATGCCGCGCAGGCGCAGGCGCTGCGCGTGGCGTGCGATGCGGCAGCGGCTGCCCGGCTGGCCGTTCCGCTCGCCGAGCGGCGCGCCTACAGTCTGTGGAAACTGCGCGACGGCGCGCTGGTGGCGCACGGCGCAGCCGACTGGCGCTGCTATGCCCCGGCGCAGCCCGACAACGGGCCGTAGCGGCGCGCGGCGTGGCAGCCTAGTGCTATCGCGCGCGGCAAGGATAGGCTGCGCGACAACGGGCTTGGCAGCCCTTGGCGATGGAGGCGCGCCTTGGCCAGCAGTTTGCAGCGGCAAGCACGGGCACGAACGCGCGGTTACGCCGCGTATCCAAGGATGGGCACGGCGTACGCGCGCGGCGTTCGCGGCGACGGGTCGGTCAGCGCGCTGCGCATGAACTACCCCGACGGGTCGCTCACCGACCCCGCTTTTTGGTGGGGCTTAGACGGCACTGGGCAGTACGACTGGGCGCCGTACGGCGCTGGCGGTCCCGCTACGCCGTTCAACACCTACGCCGTTGGCGTGCTGGGCGAATGGGGAGGGCAGCGCACGGCTGGCGACGCGCGCCACGGCGCGGGGCTGCTGCCGTCTATCACGCGCGCTACCTCGCTGATCGTCGGCCCAGTGGTGCGCACTGTCTGGCGCTACTATCGGCGCGACGCCGGGGCTGGCCTAGTTGGACCCATCAGCGATGCCACGGCAGGCAACACTTTGATTGCGAGGCCGCTATGGGTTGCCGACCCCCAGTTGTGCGGCAGGATTCCGGGCGGCGAGCTGCCGCGCCCAACGCTGCCGCGCGGCAGGCGCATCCATGCGCACGCCTTTTGGTCGACGCTGCTGACGCACGCGCTGTGGTGGGGCAACGGCGCGCTGCTGTATGCCGTGGACAAGGATGGGCAGCCGCTGGCCGGGTCGCTGCGAATCCTTAACCCGACCACTTGGGGCTGGACCGAGGACGGCAGGCTGGCGCTTGGGCTGCACACAGACGAGCCGGTCGAGGCAGACGAAGACAATCGGCTGATGATCGGGCAGACCGAATGGCGCGTGGCGCTGCTGCAAGGACCGGGTCCGCACGACGGGATTGTCTCGCCCGGCGTGCTGCTGAAGATGGGGCTGGTCGCTTCGATTGCCGAGCGCACGAGCAAGTACCTGAACGGCATCTATGCCAGCGGCGTGCCAAGCGGCGTGCTTAAGGTGTCCACGCCGAACTTCACTGCGGCGCAAGCCGCTGCGCTGAAGCGGCAGTGGTCTGAAGCGCACAACGGCGACCAGCGCAGCGTCGCAGTGCTTTCCAGCACAATCGACTACTCGCCGCTGCAACTATCCGTAGTCGACGCCGACGCGGTGGCGCTGAAAGGCGCGATGCTTACGGATATCGCGCACGGGTTTAACCTTCCAGCCGCAGCCTTGGACGCCACAACTGGCGGCAGCAGCCTGACCTATTCCAATCTGCAAGATCAGCGCCGAGACACGCTCGATCATTCGCTGGCCAATATGGGGCACAACGTTCAGGACTTCATCAGCGCGCTAATGCCTTGGCAGCAGGGAATGCTCATTGATTGGGGCAGTTACGTCAATACCGACGTGAACAACGGAATCGAGTTCGTAAGCGCCGGGCTGGCAGACGGCTGGCTTACGCAAGCCGAGGCGCGCGACCGCATGAAGTTGCCGCCCATCGAAGATCAGCCGCAAGCGCCAGCGGAAGGAGCGCCCAATGCCTGATGGATTGCCGAAGCCGACGGAGGTGCGGCTGCTGCAAGGCGCGGAGCTGCGCGCGGTGCAGGATGGCAAGGAGCGCGGATTCACCGGGCGGCTGGTGCCCTACGGCGTGCCAGCGCCGATCGGCGGCAGATACGTCGAGGTGATGGCGCCCGGCGTCTTCGCCAAGTCGATCAGAGAGGCTGCGCGCGCGCTGCCGCTGCTGCACAACCACGACAGCGCGCAAGTGATCGGCAAGGCAGTCGAGTGGGAGGACCGCGCAGACGGGTTGCACGGGCATTGGGTGATGGCGCCAACAGACGAAGCGCGCGCAGTGTTCGACCTGATCGACGGCGGCTTCATGACCGGGCTTTCGTGCGGCTTCGTTCCGCTGCGCGGACAAGACGAGTGGGATATCCGAGATGCGCCCGAGGTCAGCACGGTAACGCGCAGGCAGGCGCGGCTCGTGGAATCCAGCACAGTGCCGACCCCAACTTGGGCCGAAGCAGTGGTGCTGCACACGCGCAGCGGCCAAGCGCGCGGCGCGCTGCGACCCCGCGCCGAAGCGTGGCGCGAGTGGCTAGCGCAGCAGCAGCAGCCCCGCTAAGGTTGGCGGCAGGCAAGGGCACGCGCCCGGCGCATCGCTAGGCGACCGCGCGGCGCACGCACCAGCAGCACGCTTGGACCGCTACGCATCCAACGCTGATCAGCAACCACGATTGGCTTGGAGGCCAAGCATGAACACGAATGCCGTACTTACGCGGCTGCAAAACGAGCGCGCCGCGTGCGTGGAATTCGTCGAGGCCACGATGGGCGCCGTCGACGCCGAGCAGCGCGACCTATCCGACACCGAAACCCGCGCGCTGGAAAGCCAGCGGAGCCGTATCGCCGAGATCGACGCGCAGATTGCGCCGCTTGCCGCGTTCCTTGAGGCGCGCGCCGCTGCCATCGCCGTCGACGCCAGCATCGCTGCACCGCAAGCCCGGCAGGCAGTGCCCAAGCCCGGCGCCACCGAGCACCGCACGCTTGGCCAGCAGTTCATCGAATCGCCTGCCTACACCGAGTACCGTGGTGGCAGCGGACCCCGCTTGCAGGTTGCGCAGACGCCAACCGAAGCGTTCTGCACACGCGCGGTGCTGACCACCACTGATGCCCCGGCGAAGTTGCTGGTGCCCAACCCGGTCAAGTGGACCGCCGAGGGTCCGGCGCTGCTTACGCCGCTGCTGAATTCGATCAGCCGGGTCGGCGTCAACGGCAACGCTGTTGACGTGGTCAAGTACGGGGAGGCGGCTACTGGGGCAGCGGTTGTGCCCGAAGGCGAGCTCAAGCCCGAGGGCACCTTCACCCTTACCAGCACCACTGTGGCAATGGAGACGATTGCCGTAACGGCGTTCGCTTCGCGGCAGTTGCTGCGCGATGCGCCGCAGGCGCGGCAGTTCCTCGACACGCAGATGGCGCGCGGCGTGCTGCGCAAGTTGGAGTCCGAGGTGACGGCGGCTATCGCCGGGGCAACGGTCACAGCGGCGACGGGCGCTGCCGGGCAGCCGCTGCTCGAGGTTGTGCGGCTGGCGCAGGCGCTGGTGCAGACGCGCGGCTACGCGCCCGACGTGATCATGGCGAACCCGACCATCCTCGCGGGGCTGGACCTTGGGCTGCTTGGGCTTGGCGGCGCGTCTGCCGCTGTGGTGGGCGACGGCTACTGGGGCTTGCGCGCAATCGCAGTGCCGGGGCTTACCGACGCGCAGATTTACGTTGCAGACGCTTCGGCGGCTATCACGCTGTTTGAGCGGACGGGCATCGAGCAGTTCGTCACCGACAGCGACGTCGACGAGGAAGGCAAGTCGCTGTTCCGGCGCAACGTGCTTTCCTTCGTTACCGAGCTCGCGGCGGTCGGCGAGGTCACCAACGCCAGCGCAATCGTTAAGTGCGTGCTGACGGCATCCCCTTAGCAGCGGAAGCCGAGGCTGGCGGCGCCGAGCCGCCAGCCCCGGCGCCACCGCCCTCCGCACCAAAGAGGCGGTCACCTAAGCCGACGGCGGCAGGCTGATGGCCAGCGCAGGCGACGTAGCAGCCTTCCGCATCTGGGCTGGCGCCAGCGCCGCAACAGTGCCCGACCAACTAATCGTGGCGTGCTTGGGCGAAGCCGAGGCTGCGCTGGCCACCGAAGTCGGCGTTCCGCTGGAGGACATGATGGGGCACAGCGATGCCGCGTACCTAGCGCACGGCGAACTCATGCGCCGCACGTCGCGGCTGCTGGCAAGGCGCAACACGCCGGAGTCCGTGGCAAGCGTCGGCAGCGACGGCTACATGCAGGTGCCAAGCCGCGACCCCGACAGTGCAGCGTCGGTGCGGCAACTGCGTGCGCTGCTGCTGGCCCCGGAGGGCATCGCATGATGGACCTCGCAGGAACACGCGCAGCGCTGGTGGACGCACTGAACAGTGTTGCCACTGGGCAACATCAGTTGTGGCACGCCTACGCACCTGATGCGCCAGCACCTCCCAGCGGCTGGGTCGAAGCACTGGCCCTTGACTACACGACGGGCAACGGCTACTGCTTGGCGCGCGCCAGCGCATCGCTGCTGGTAGTGGCGCAGCGCCACGACGCGCGGGGGTCGACCCAGATGCTGGAGCGCCATCTGCCCGATTGGGTGGAAGCGGTCGGCAAGGTGCCCGGCGTTCAGGTGCAAGGCGCCGAAATCGGCATCGCAACGGTTGCAGGTCAGGAACTGCCAGCCGTGAAGATCGAAACAGTGTTCTACGTCAGCAGTTAGGAGAATCGCCATGCCCATCACAACCGCGCCGTTCACGCTGAGGGACACCTCCCTCACGCTTACCTTGGTCGGCGGTCAAGCGGCGGTCGCCGTCGAGTACCGTTGCCAGTTGACGGCTGCCACGCTGACCCCTTCGGATGCCAGCACCAGCAGCACCGAGCTGGTCACGTTCTGCACCACGCACAGCGACAGCAGCGGTGGTGGTGATGCCACTTGGTCGCTCGATCTGGAGGGCTTCCAATCGTTCGCTGATGCCACGGACCTCGCAATGTTCCTTTTCGACAACGAGGGCGAGAAGGCGACGTTCGTGCTGCTGCCGGGGCAAAACGGCGAAACGATCAGCGCCACCAATCCGGGCTTCAGCGGCACTGTGACCCTCAAGCCGACGGCTATCGGCGGCACGGCGCGCGCCTACGCGACGTTCACGGTAAGCCTGCCGTGCGATTCCAAGCCGACCAAGGTGACCACGGCGCCGTGACGCGAACGCTGGGTGATCTGGCGCATTCCTTGGCAGGCGCGCAAGTGGCCGTCCAAGGCGCCCAGACCACGTTCACGGCCAAGGCTGCGCGCATGGTTACGACCGAGATCAGGCGCGCCACAGCAGCCGACACGGGCGGAGATTCGCGGCTGTCGCAGGTCGGCAAGGCAGGCGCCAAGGTTGGTGCGCGCTACCGCGTCGTGCCCGGCGCGCAGCCCCGCGCGTACGTCAACGCAGTCGGCCCGTACCAACTGCTGGAACGGCCAACCGCCGCGCACGAGATCGTGGCGCGCGGCAGACGCATGACCAAGCGCTACGCCAAGGCGGTCGCATCCG